GTAAAAAATTTACATTAAAAAGCGACCAGTCAAAACCACCTATCCATTGGGGATGCCGCAGTCGCTGGATACCAATGGTTAAATCTGAGTTTGATTTAGGTTCGGAAGTAGACGGAGAAAGAGCATCCATAGATGGTCCACAACCATCCAACACAACTTATGGAGGCTGGTTAGGAAGGCAAAACAAAGGTGTGCAAAACGAGGTGCTTGGTTCAACTAGAGCTAAGCTGTTCAGAAGTGGTAAGCTATCCATTGGAAAGTTTACGGACAGGAAAGGAAACGTCTTAACACTTGACCAATTAGCACAAAGAAATTCATTATAGGTAATTCGTAACCGTGTATGCGGTTTTTTTAAAATTCAGTCGGTGACTGTTTTCCCTGTGGGAGTATTAATATGGAACTTGAAGAAGCGTTAAAACTTATCGAAGAACAAAAGTCAGCAATAGAGTCTAGCAGTTTAGAATTTGCAGCAATAAAAGCTAAGAATGAAGAGTTGTTGGGCGAGACTAAAAAGGCGAAACAAAAAGCAAAAGATGAAGCTGAATTATTGGCTAAATCTCAGGCTGAAAAAGCATTAAAAGAAAATGACCACGAACAGCTTTTGACTATTGAGAAATCAAGGTCTGAGAAGTTAATGGCAGACCTAAACGCTAAAGAAAGCGCGTTGAACGCGGCTATTCAAAGTTTTGAGCAGTCCACGCATCAACGTGACGTTAATAGCTATGGTGTATCCTTTAATCCTGTTTCTGAATTTGCCTTAAATGACTTAACTGCTCGGCTTGCAAACAGAACCAAGATAGTAGATGGTTCTATGCGTGTACTAGACAAGTCAGGCGAACTGACGGCTCTATCGTTAGATGATTTAAAATCAGAAGTGCTCGCTAGTGGCGAGATCTCTCATTTGGTCAAGGGAAATCAGTCAAGCGGCGGTGATTCAACAGGTGGATCACAAACTGCTCACAATCCAGCTATGACTAGCGTGCAAAAAATTGCATCTGGTCTAGCCAAACTTTAAAAAGGTAACACTAACATGGCTACACAAACGCTCGTTGAAGCAAAAAAATTAATTAACAATGAAATCGTCGCAGGTGTTGCGGAAGATATCATAACCACAAATCCTATCTTTCTGTCTATGCCTTACACTGGCTACGACGGTCAAGCAATGCTTATTAACCGTGAAAATGCGTTAGGTAATGCCCAGCACTTAGCTGTCGGTGCTGCAATAACAGCTAAAGCTGCTGCAACATTCACACAAGTGGCGTTTACTGCTGTCACTACTATCGGTGATGCTGAAATGAACGGCTTAGTTGGCGCTCAATCTTCATCTGCTGGAGTGGATCAATTAGCGATAGAAATTAGCTCAAAAGCTAAATCAGTCGGTCGTTTATTGCAAGCTGGTATCGCAACTGGTACAGGCGTATCTCCAAACATGAATGGCTTGCCCGTTCTTGTAGATGCTACACAATTTACAGCGGCATCTGCTGGTCAAGCAATATCTTTCACGTTGTTAGATTCGCTTTTAGATTTAGTTAAGGCTAAAGACGGTCAAGTTGACTGGATCATGATGCCTTCACGTACTTTACGTGCGTACAAAGCATTGGTTCGCGCTCTAGGTGGAGTCAACGAAGTTATGACTTTTACTATGCCCAACGGTACAACTCGTAACGTCAGCGTTTATGAAGGTATTCCAATTTTTCAGAATGATTATCTTTCAGTACTTGAGACGGCAAACGGAGCGGCCATAGCCGGAGGGGCATTAACGTCTGTTTATGCTGGTTGTTTCGATGATGGCTCACAAAAAGTTGGCGTATCTATGATTCATCCATCTGGTACTCCAGCAGGTATCGCAGTAGAGCAAGTTGGTGTAGCTGAGACTAAGGATGAAACAATTGTGCGAGTCAAATCTTACTCAAACTTTGCATCATTCAACCGTCGCGGCATTGCACGCTTAACTAGTATCAATAACTAAGATGGCTAAGACCAAATCATCAACAGTTAAGGTGCAAGCTATTTATGACAGCGTTATTTATGACGCTATGAATTTATGGGGTGTTCCTTTCAACTTAGAAGGCGGGTTTTACATTGCTGATGTTAGCAGTGAGCTTGCAAAAGAGTTGATAGACGCTGGACGGGTAACCAAGCTGTAATTTTTAATGTTGCACCTTAGCAATAGGGTGCAATGTTAAGAAAAACAAACAACAGGGGTAAGTAATGGCTACAGTGGTAGAAACAGGGGCAGGGCTAACAGGCAGCAACTCATATATTAGTGATACCGCTTTTGCAGCCTATGCTGCATCAATGGGGGTAACTGTAAGTGGTACGGCTGCTATTTTACTTCTAAAAGCGAGTGTTTATGTGGAGGCTTTGCCTTTTATAGGGACAAAGAAAACCAGCGCGCAAGCCATGCAATGGCCTCGCAATTCCGCAACGGTCGATGGCTTTTTAACGCCATCAGACGTTATACCTAAGCTATTAAAAGATCTTCAGTGTGAAGTGGCTATTGCAATTGATGCCGGTGTAGATCCTCTTGCTGATGTAGGCCGGTCTGTTAAGAAAGAAAAAGTAGATGTAATTGAAATCGAATATCAGGCTAATTCCGCTGCTTTTCCATACAATCGTAAAATATTAGCTATAGAGAAAAAACTCACAAATTCAGCTTTTCAGGTGTCACGAGGATGAGTTTTTATTCTGAACTTGCAATTACTGCTACAAAACTTTTAACAGAAAAAGGTGAGCAGGCTGTTTTTACAAGACGGACAACAGGAACATTTGATCCAGTAACAGGGACAAGCAGTGGTGATACCGTTTCAACATTCAATGCGAAAGTTTACCCTTCAACCTTTTCGGTTAATCAGGTAAACGGTGAATCGATCTTAATGGGCGATAAAAAGTTGATTATGCAGGCGGGTAATAAGCCGCAAATTAATGACAAGGTAACTATGTCTGGCAAGTTTTCAACCGTGGTTAGTTTCTCGTCTGTTGGTTTGACCAGTGACGAGGTGATCTATGTCGTTCAAACTAGATCTTAAAAACTTCAACAAAAAAACAACACGTATAACCGAGCAAGTATTTAGAGGGACTGTGATAGGCCTCTTTAATAAAGTGGTATTAAGAACACCAGTAAAAACAGGTCGTTTAAAAAAAAGCTGGCGACCAACAATTAACAGCCCATCAAAAAGCTCAAAAAAAGCAAGCCCTGACGCAATTGTGACGACAGTATCAAAAGCTAAATTAGGAGACTCTGTTTACTTGGTAAACAACTTGCCTTACGCACAAAAAATAGAGGCTGGCAGCCCCAATGCTGGCTCAAGCAAACAAGCGCCTGCTGGCATGGTTAAAGTCACTGTCGCTGAGTATCAAAAAATAATTAACGAGATTATAAATAAAGAAAAAGGAGGGTTATAAATGTCGGCGTTTACAGATATATCTGCTGCATTAGATGCTAGAACAAACTCTCTTTCACTGCCTACGGCTTGGGAAAACATAGCCTTTCAACCCGTGACAGGAACGCTATATATCAGGCCGACGTTAATGCCAGCCGATACAGTACAGGCGGGTCTAGGTTCTAGCGGGTTAGACGAGCATCTAGGCATTTATCAAATAGACATATGTGCCAAAGCGTCTACTGGAAAAGGAGAGGCAACCATCAAAGCTGATGTGATTGCAGACCATTTCAAGCGTGGCCTTGTCCTTACTTATAATGGCGTCAATGTGCGCCTATCAAAAACCTCACGCGGTCTAGGGAAACGCGACGAGGCGTGGTACGTCATCCCTATCTTTATCACTTATCAATCATTTATTACACCGAGGTAACATTTCATGGCTATAGCTTCAGGATCAAGACACTCTATGGGCTTTATAACGGAGGCAGCATTTGGAGTCACTCCAAATAACCCAGCGTTTAAAGCATTGCGGCACGTTTCAACAACTTTAGGGCTTTCCAAAGAGAGCCTTCAATCAAACGAGTTAAGAGCAGACCGACAAATTGCAGATTTTAGACACGGCAACAAATCCATTACAGGAGACATTGGCGTAGAACTTTCATATGGAAGTTTTGATGACCTTTTAGAAGCTGTTTTAGGCGGAACATGGGCTGCTGATACTCCTTCAGCAGGTATAGCACAACTTAAAGCTGGCATTGTTCGCAGAAGCTTTAGTATTGAACGCCATTTTGAAGATGTTGATCAGTATTTGCGTTTTACAGGTGTAAATTTCAACACTCTATCGCTATCAGTTGCTCCTAATGCAATGGTCACAGGTACGCTAGGCATGATGGGTAAAGGTATGACGACTTCAGCCACTGCTCTTTCTGGAAGTACGTACCCAGCAGCTACAACCACTTCACCGTTTGATAGCTTTACTGGAACAATCAATGAGAATAATTCAGCTATTGCAATCATTACCGACCTATCTCTTAACTTAGATAACGGCATGTCTAATACCTATGTTGTAGGTTCTAGTGAGACTTTAGATCCTAGCATTGGTCGCTCAAATGTCACAGGTTCAATTACTGCTTATTTTCAAGATACGACGCTGCTTAATAAGTTTGTGAACGAAACCGAAACATCGATAGACTTTACTTTGACTGACGTTGCTGGCAACACATACTTCTTCGATTTGCCGCGTATTAAATACAACAGCGGTCAACCTGATGTGACAGACGAAAATCCAGTGACAATCACGTTTGATTTTCAGGCGTTAAGAGATACAACAACAGCGACTAACATTCTTATCCAAAGAAACCCAGTCTAATAAGCAAGGGTGATATCAAGTGGTATCGCCCTTTTTTTAACCCTATAAGAGATAACTATAATGGATATTAACCAACTATACACCGCCGATGCTCACGAAGCTGGAGCAGAATGTAGGATTGTAAATCCAGCTGACGGTAGCGATACAGATTGTTACATCACTGTTATTGGTATCGACTCTAAAAGTTTTAGAGCAGAGCAACGAAAACGCCAACGAAAAGCATTAGATGCAGTGAGAAGCAATAAGCCTATTCCCGATGATGAATTTGGTTTACTGGTTGAGTCTTGCACTGGCTGGCGCGGCTTTAAGAACGAGAAAAAAGAATGGCCGTTTACAAAGAAAAACTTGATGGCATTATTTGAAAATAGCCCACTAATTGCAGATCAAGTAGATAAATTTATTGCTGATCGTGAAAATTTTACCAAGGGCTAGTTGAAGAACTAGTCGAGTTTGCTGAATCTCAATACTGGCTTTACGGCCACGAAGAAGGCTCTAAGATCAGCCGGATAGATAATTTACAGCAAGTTGAAAAATCATTAGGGCGAAAGCCACAAGAACTTGAAAACCTTCCAGAATTAAGACCTGAAACGGCTTATATCTGGTCGGCTTTTTTAGATTTAAATGATTCAGATGGTGGAAAGATCAGCTATCTTGAATTGAAAGAATATTCCGAGATACACGGTGAGCTATCGCCATTTGAAATCAATGCAATCAGGCGTCTTAGTGCGGTCAACAAAGGGTAAAAAAAAAGATGGATATAGCAACGCTTGGGATAAAAGTTGACAGTAAAGGTGTTCTGCACGCCACCAGAAATCTGGATAAACTAGAAAAACAAGGTGTAAAATCCGCTATATCATTGCGCAGAGTCGGTGGTGCATTTCTAGCCTTTGGCGCTGTTACTGGTATTCAAAAAGCAATAGCAAAAACGGCAGAGTTTGGGCAGTCAATCGCTAACCTATCTGCTATTACAGGCGCAACAGGTAAAGACCTAAAGTTTTATGCGGAACAAGCGAAACAAATAGGCATTACAACGTCGCTATCTGCTACACAAGCCGCCAACGCATTTAAGCTAATCGCTAGTGCCAAGCCTGATTTATTAGCTAGTGCAGATGCTCTGGCTGCGGTTACAAAACAGGCTGTAATTTTAGCCGAAGCTACAGGGGAAGACCTAACATCATCAGCGGCTGCATTAGGTAGCGCATTAAACCAGTTTAACCTTCCAGCTACCGAAGCTGCGAAAGTCATTAACGTATTAGCAGCATCATCAAAATTCGGTACATCAGCGGTTGCTGGCGTAACGGAAGCCATGAAAAACGTCGGCCCAATCGCTTCTGCGCTAGGTATAGATTTTGCTGAAACAACGGCTGCTATTCAAGGCTTTGCAAAAGCTGGAATCGTCGGCGCTGATGCGGGTACGAAACTTAGATCGATTATGCTCAAGCTGGAAAAAACTGGCGATCAAACCTTGATGCCGTCTGTTGTAGGTATTACAGGTGCGCTAGATAACTTAGGAATACAAAACCTAAGCGTTACTGAATTAATGGTGATCTTTCAAGAAGAATCAGCGGGTGCAGCAGCGGCATTAATTGGGCAAGCAAAAACTGTTAGAGACTTAAATGTTTCAATTAGAGATACATCAACAGCGCTTGACCAACAAAAAATAAGAAATGACACATTCAATAAAGACCTTGAAAAATTAGGTAGCGCCATCGAAGGTCTTTCCATCGAATTATTTGGCGAGAGTATTGAAGGTCTAGGCCGTTCAATGGTTCAAGCCACAACAGGTGGTGTACAGATATTAACAGACGGTCTTAAAGTAAATAGTGATGCTGTGGTTTATGCGACTCAAATGGCTGCTCTTATGGCTGGTGCTTATGGCGTGGGTGTTGCAGGTTCATTCGTGACGGCAGGTTTAGCAGGTACTGGATTTGTTGGTGTAATGGTCTTGGTGTCCGAGGCTATGACTGTTGCCGCAGTTGCTGCCACTAGATTTGGCCGCGCACTAAATAAAACCCATCTTCTTATGGCCTTGGCTGCTGCTGGATTTGCAGTTTACCAACACTTAAACAAAGAAGCCGCAACTACCAACCACAAAAACACATTTACGCTAGACAAAATGCGTGAAGCAGTTGCTAAGCTATCAACCGCAAGAAAAAAAGCGGCTCAAGTATTGAAAGATGCGTTAGCCCTGCAAGAAAAATTAAACCCAGAATACGTCAAGACAATTGCCTTGCTTAAAATAGAGCAAGAACAGCTAAAAATGACGTCTACAGAAATCAGAGTTGCTAATACTTTACGCGAATTGACAACGGTTACTAATAAAGTTCATCAAAAATCAATTAGAGATTTGATTGTTGCGGTAGAGGATGAAAGAGCAGCACTTGAGCTGTCTGGTCAAGAAGCGGAAAAAGCACAACAAAAACTGCAAGAGATGTCCGACAGCATGGGAGATTCTTTTAAAGCTACTTTCCGTGAAATGCTAGACGGTGGTGACAATGTCTTTAGAAACCTAGTCGATAGCGCTAAAGCAATGGTCAAAGACATTCTGTCTGAAATGGCTCTACTTGCCGCCAAACCTTTCATTATGAGAATTGCAGGTGTCGCATCGATGGGCGCTTCTGGCATGGCAAACGCTGCCAGTGGTGGTGGCGGTGGTGGCGGTATGGATATGATGTCTAGCCTATCCAATCTTAGCTCGTTATCAGGAAACTCCATCGGTCAAGGCTTTGTTTCTGCCGGAAACTTTATGGCCTCAGGCTCAACTAGTAGTGCTGCATATGCTGCTAATGGAGGCGCTTTTACGGGGGCTAGTGCGGTATCAAACCTTGTTTATACTGGCGTTGCACTTGTTGCTGGTCTTATCGGTCAAGAGTTATTCGGTAAAAATGGAGGCGCGGGGGCAAGCGTAGGAGCAACTATTGGCCTTGCGGCTAGTGGGGGAAATCCATTAGGCGCTGTAGTAGGGGGTTTAATTGGGGGAGCATTAGGCGGCATGATAGGCCCTGATAAACCGTCTCAAAGGTTTGCAATATCAACTGGTAGCAATGTTGGCGGCCATACTGGCAATCTACCAATGGATGAAGCGATAGCAAAATACGGAAATCAAAGCGATCCTGATGGCAGTAACTTTGCGTTCACCGATACTGCTTTTGGAAAAACATTTTTAAATAGTCGCCGCGTTGATTTAACCGGTATGCAAAAGATGATTCAAGGTGCAGATGATGCAATGGCGAGCTTCTTGGATTCTGATGAAATAGCAGCGATAAAAGACACGCTGGACAATGCGGAGCATTTCGCAAGTGGCAAGCACAATGGCAACAAAGGTGGGCCACAATTTAACGCGATTTTTAACAGATACAGAATGGTTCTTGGCGCAATAGATGAAGAACTGGTTGGCATGTTTGATGCTAGAGCAACCAAAGATAATATTGGTAAATTGCCAGTTGCTCTTGCGGCTATCAATAAAGACTTAAAAGATCAGATAGGTATATTTAGTGGTACTTTTGGTTCTGATAGCGGCGTACTAGGGCAAACCATTCAAGATGCTGTAGCTCTCGTCGATACTTACGCTACTGAAAATGAAACGTTACTGGATACATATTCCAGACTATCAGTTGAAACTTTAAGCCTGACATCATCGTTAGATATTATGGGTATCACCCTTAACAAGTCAGTAGACGGCATGATTAGTTTTGCTAGGGAATTATCAGAAGCGGCTGGTGGTGCAGAAACAGCATCGGCTTTATGGAGAGGTTATTTTAGTACATTTTACACAGATCAAGAAAAAGCTATTGCAAGTCTTGAAGAAGGCACAGCTAAACTTAATGCCTTCTTAAAAGCTACCGAGCTTGATGGTCTAGGCCTATCAATGCAAAACTTTAGAGCTAGTTTTGAACAGGCTTTAAGCGCCGGATTATCTGCAAGCCAAACGGTTGATTGGTTGGCTGCTGGTGAGTTAATAAGACAAGTTGAAGAATTAGCAAACACTGGAATGACTGGCAAAATATCAACGCTGGTTACGGCAAAGAACAACCTAATAGATGCCTACAAACGCGAGATAGAATCTCAAGAAGGATTAGCTTCTTCATTTAGAGGATTAGCTGATGGTTTAAGAGCGTCGGCTCAAGGCTTATTATTAAGCAGTTTGTCACCGCTAACAAACGCTGAAAGATTTGCAGCTGCCGAGGCTAGATTTAACAGTGTCAACAGTCGTGCACAATTAGGAGATGCTGATGCTCTGGCTGATTTAGCAAGTGTATCAGAAGAGTTTTTAAAAGAAAGTCAGAAGTTTAACGCATCTGGCACAGCATATACAGATGATTTTAATAGCGTACAGGAAGCACTATTAGCGGCTGGGGCAACGTCAGATAGAGCCGCTACCGCTGCTGATAGAATGGTGACTCAATTAAACGAGCAGTACTCTTTACTTGCCACCAGCAATCATTGGCTAGAAACTATAAATACGTCTGTGCTTAGCCTTGAACAAGCGCTAGATAAGTTTGTGTTAGAAGGTGGAAATGGAACAGCGGCTGGTAAAGCTAATGGCTCACGATCCGTGGCTATGAATGACGCGCAGTTTATAGATCAGCTATATACACAAGGCTTTGGAAGACAGGCTGATATCGGCGGTGCAAACTACTGGAATGAAGCGCTCAGAAATGGGGCAACTCGCCAGACTATAGTAGATAACTTTGTATCATCTGCCGAAGCGGCTAATGTTGGTTTTGACCAAACAAATATCAAAATGTTTGCCAGAGGCGGAATAAGTCATCGACCAGCAATCTTTGGCGAGGCCGGAGCAGAGGCAGCTGTACCACTTCCAGATGGTAGGACTATCCCTGTAACCCTTGATAAGAGCATTGAACAAGCCATAGAGCGAATGGCAATACGAGTAGTTGCTGCCGTACAAGGCACGACTCAAGCTGTAAACGATTCAAGCAATGATGCTCAATCATCAGCTAATCGCGTGCAGGCTGTGAGATGAGTGTTAGTGATGCGGAATATCAAACGTGGTTAAAAGATGATAATCAAGAACGGGCTGTACTTGTAGAGGCTAAATACTACGATAGCAGCGAAAAGACTCGATATATGTCTACGCACTCTTTTATATCATTACCAACTGATACGCCAGCTAATACGGTTTATGATGATTTTATTGTTTCAGTGCCATCCATTCAAAGCCAAGTAGGAATGGCCTTTGGGGTTGGCGATATTGATTTAGTAAATGATGGCGAGCTAGATGCTTGGTTAAATGATGCGTGGGATGGTCGAGGATTGACCATGTTGATTGGAGATCCAACATGGGCTAGAGATGATTTTAGGCAAATAGCATCATTAGTGACAGAAGCATTTGAAGTTGTTAATAACGACAAAATGAGACTGAGAGTAAGAGATAAGCGCGAAAAATTAAACATCAACACTCAGAATATTTATTACACCAGCGGTGAGGCGTTTGGAAAGCCTATACCAATTACCGTTGGTCAGGTTTTTAATATTACACCTGTTTTAATAAACGCTTCCACTCACCAATATCAGGTTCACGATGGAGAAATAAACGCCATCACACAAGTGCGGGATAATGGCGTGTCTGTTAGTTTCACGGCCAGCCTTTCATCCGGTAAATTTGTTCTGAGTAGCCAACCATCCGGCGTTATAACTTGTGATGTACAGGGCGCTAAAGATTCAGGCGTATATCTTACAAAGATAGGTGACATTGTTCAATACCTATCCAAACGTCAAGCCTTAGTAGCGGCTGATATAGATACTGCATCCATTAGTAGTTTTAATACTACCGTACCTTATACCGTTGGCCTTTATATCGCCTCGCGGCAAAACTTAATCAGCGTAATAGATAAACTGATGAAGTCTGTGGGTGCTTACTGGCTGTTTAACCGAGCCGGAAAGATGGTTTTGTGGCAACTAAATAACCTGACTAATAACCCTTCCGCTTACTTTGATGCTGATGATGTTTTAGACAATACCTTTAAATTTATATCCAGCAATTTACCTTATGCCAGAGCCGCTATTGGCTATCAAAAAAACTTTAGCAAGCAAACAAATATAGCTGGATCAGTTAATGAAGCAAACAGAAATTTATACCAAGGCGATAATCTTATTTCAACCGCAGACAATTCATCCATTGTCACTGCTCATCCATTGGCTGTTAAACCTGAACCGCTAGACACTTTTATTGCAGGCCTTGCAAATGCAAACACAGAATCGGCTCGTGTTTTAGCTTTAAACAATGCTGTGAGGTTTGTTTATGAAGCTACTTTTTCGACCGGCCCTTTTGAGATCAAATTAGGAGATGAGATCTCTGTTTTTTATCCTAGATTTGGTTTTGAGAACGGAAAAAATGTGATTGTTGTAGGGCTTGATGAACAGCCATCGTCTAACAAAATTAAAGTGAGATTTACCCTATGAGTAATTTGAGAATCGTATGGGCTATCCCATCAGATAAGGCTGCTTTGACTGCATCACCGGCACTGGTTTCAACTCTACCTGTTACCAATTTACAAGACCCAACAAGAGCGCGAATAGCACGAACCACATCCCTTGCTCAACAGCAAATTTTAGGCAACCTTACCTCGCTTCAAATAGTGAACAGCCTAGTTCTGTGGAGACATAACCTATCTGCGACAGCTACTTGGAGGCTGGAGCTTTTTGCAGGTGCAAACCAAAGCGGCACAAGCGTTTATGATTCAACCTCACTAGCGGTTCAGCTTAAATCACTGGGCGATTTAGAGTGGGGCGTGGATGCTCTAGGGGCTACTGTCTTTAGCGATTGGTCACTAGCTTACAGTGTGATGTGGTTTGATGCAGTTGGTGCATTATCGTTTAGGCTAACTATTACAGATCCCAATAATACCAATGCTTATATGGAAGCATCGAGATTGATGCTAGGTCGTTATTTCTCGCCAGCCGCTAACGCAGATTATGGCCTTGGACTTTCATGGGTTGACAAGAGCAGGCAAATTAGAACGGCTGGAGGCACACTAAGGACTGATGCTGGTGTAGTTTATAGACAGATCTCCTTTGACCTTTCATCACTATCAGAATCAGAGCGCCCTAAATTTATAGAAATTATGCGATTGTCAGGCAAACGCAAAGACTTATTTGTTTCCGTATTCCCAGAAGCTGGCGGTGACAAAGAAAGAGACTATGCTTTTGTAGCCAAGATCACAAACAACCATGAAAACGTAACAATCACTAACGGTCTGTACCAAGACACACTAACAATAGAGGAATCTTAACATGGCATTAGTTACATTTGCGGTCGGTGACACGGACTACGTAAACTCGCTGAACGCTTTAGGCGTGCAGGCTGAAGGCAACGAAACCACATTAGCAGCTATTGAGGCTGGCTCTGCATTTTCAGCCACTTCAACAACAAGTCTTGCGATAGGCTTGGGCAATAAAACATTTACACTGGCCGAAACAGGAAGGGCATGGGCGCAGGGTAGTTTAGTACGGGCAACCTCAACTGTTAATAGTGCTAATTTTATGCAGGGAATTGTCAGTTCATACTCTGGCACGACCATTATTATTAACATGAATTTAATTGGCGGCTCTGGCACAGCTGCAAGCTGGTCATTAACAAATGCTGTTGTAGCGCCTAGTGAAGCTCCTACCATCGTTTCTACTTCCCAATCTTTAGTTAGTGGTGGCAACTATGCCGTCACGACAGCTGGCGTTACTCTTACTCTGCCAGCCTCTCCTTCTGCTGGAGACAGGGTTATTATTAAAGATGTGTCTGGCAATGCTGAAGCTGCTTCATTTACAGTTGCTCGTAATGGCTCTAAGATCGCAAGCTCAGCAACGGATCTTGTATTTAATAAAAATTTTGCTAGGATATCAATGATCTATGTGAACGGCACGATTGGCTGGAGTGTCTAAGTGTCGGCTCTAGATGAGCTATTGCCATCAGGAGGCGCTCAGAATGTTGTTGATTTTGTTGCCACTGGCGCTATAGGTAATGCAAAGCCTGTTATATTAAATAGTAATGGCAGTGTGACGGCTGTTTCTGGTTCTGGTTCAGCACAAGACATTCCTGCTGGTAGCAATGTTGTTTACTCGTCAACGACTGTTAATGACCAAACGATTGCGTTCGATCCCAATACAGCCAACAGATTTGCTATTGCATATCAATTTGACCAAGGTAGTACTGGTCGAATTGTTATCGGTACTGTGAGTGGAAACTCGCTCAGTTTTGGTGGTGCAGTTACATTC